GGTCATTTCCTATTGCATTTAGAAACAATGCAAGTGAATGTAAGTACAGAGTAAGGGGTGAAGTCTATGACATACAAGATGAAGAACAATATGAAAACGTCAGACTGTTAGAAGAAAACGCAGGATACAAACGTGTCAAGACGTTAGTAGATTTTGGTAACGGGATACCCGAGGTTGCCGAGATGTATATCATGGAAGAAAGTGATATCAACTTTAATAATCCCGCCTTAACTAACCACTCAATTACAGTGGAAGGAAACGTACAAGAATGGGGGCGCGGTAATGAGGTGGTTTGAGATTCTCTGTGATAGACTCGCGGGATTATCTATGATGATTTCGCTATATGGTACAGGAATCCTCTTGATTATACTTGTAATAACTGCTATATTTAATTAGAAAGGAATGAGCATGAGCAAGAAAAAATACATACAAACAGGTGATGATTATTTATTTGATGAGACATTGGATTGTATTGATGACTCTTTAGATATAGATGAGTACATGAACGATCCACTCTTTGATGCTAACGATCACGAATATTTACAGGAGATATATGGTAATGGGGTACAATCCGAAGACCTACAATTTATTCCAACAGATAGATATTTCAAACGCTTTAGAAAAAATCGTTAGATATATTGATTCGTCGGATGAAGAAGACCCGAAGCTATTTATAGCTTCAGATAATCCGTTTGCTTTAAGGATGAAGTTTTATAGATACATCCAAGCTTACAGAATACAAATGGAAAACAAGGATGGCGTTGATCCACACAAGTACGACACACTTATTGTTGAGCAAGTTAAAAACGGCGTAGAGATTAGGTCAGTATTGGATACAATGGATGACTTAGAAATAACTAATATGAATGGAGAGAAGATATGACGAGCGAACAACAATTTAGAAAAGACTTTGAGAATTGTGTAAATGAAATGCGGAAACCGATAATAGCTTTGGGCGAAAAGTATGACACGGATATATTAATATCCTCGTTGTTCGAAGTAGGGATACGGTTATCAATACTAAAGTATGGGACAACAGGGCTTATGAGTTTGTTAGGGGATGTACTTCAGACCATGTCCGCATCTGGTCAAATGCTAGACGAAATGACAAAGAGTATGGATGAGACAGGAGACAGTGTGAAGTCCGCGTTTATGAAAACAAATTCAAAGATGAAACATTAGGGGGCACATGACAAAGAAAAAAGAAACAGAAGATGATACGCTAACCATACCCAGTGAACTGTTGGATATGGATGCGGTCGAGTTATCTCAAAACGATAAAGCGATTAACGAAATCATAGCATACCTAAAACAAACAAGGGTGAATGTTAGAGATGCCGAAGCGACTGGTAAAAGAATCTCAAAGTCAACCGCGAAAAAGGCACCGAAAAAGTTTGACAAGAACCCATTAGATATGTTATTATCAGAAACTTAAAGGAGACATTATGAGCGAGACACCCGAGAGACTGAGGAAGTTTGTGTGGAATCAACACAATGAACCTGTCCAAAAGATATGGGACACATCAAGTCTAAGTACTTTCTTAGCTTGTCCCCGTTATTATAAATGGACCGTGCTTGACGGTTGGAAAACTACAAGCTACGGAACAGCAACGGGATTTGGTTCGGCGGTTCACGCAGGCTTTGAAGAAATAGATAAGGCAAGACACGAGGGCGATTCAAAAGATGAAGCCTTGGTGCGTGCAGTTAAACTTGTGTTAAAAGATTACGGCGAGGATCTAAAACTTTCTGATGATTCAGCCCGTGGTTTAGAGGCGGCGTTGCGTGCTGTTGTATGGAAAGCGGAAGAGTTTTGGGAAGACAATCTTAAACTTGCTCACATGCAAGACGGCTCGCCCGCTTTAGAGCAAAGGTTTGAAGTTCCGATTGGGGATATGGGACACAGATTTAGTGGTAGGATTGATAAGATTATATCGCTAGATGGTAAGCTGTATTTGGTTGATGTGAAGACAACAAAGCAATCATTGAGTGAATGGTATTTTAAAATGTATATGCCCAACAATCAAGTCTTCGCATACATCTGGGCATGCCGTGAAGTATTGAAGCTACCCGTTGCGGGATTCATTATTGATGCGGTGCAGACAGGTGCAAACTTTACAAGGTTTGCCCGATCAGTATTCAATGTCAGTAAAGAACTGATTGATGAGTGGTATACAGATACACTACACCACTTACAAATATCAGATGTCTATGCTGATTCTCAATACTACCCCGCAGACTTTACTGCGTGTGGTAATTATGGTGGTTGTAAGTTTAGAGAAACTTGTGGACATCCTGCTAGTCAAAGATATATTTTCTTTGAGCAAGACTTTACACAAGAGTATCATCCCGACTTACAGGAGACCAAACCTACTGAGTTAGAAGTAATCAGTGGGGGTAAAAAAGATTAAAAAGTTTCGTGATATAGGATGACGGTCCTGTATCGGCTGACTGAATAAGCCTTTAACAGAGGGCTAAAGTACACCTAAGATGAAGTATGGACAAATGTCTGAGGTACTCAAGGGTGGTTGTGAGTAGGTAGTTAGAGCGATCTATCTGTAACTGAAAGCTTGTGGGTAATAAATTAAATCCCACGCCTACAGCGAATTTTTTTCTTGACATTTTTAAAAAATAATATATAGTTCAAAACATAATAGGAGACCAATTGATGGCAAATATATCAAAACATAAATCAGCTAGCGTGACAAAGCTTTTGCTTTGTGGTGATAGTGGTAGCGGGAAAACTTCCGCACTGGCTAGCCTCGCTAATGCTGGTAAGAAGCTACGTATCCTAGACTACGATAATGGTTTAGATATACTACCTTCTTTATTGAACAAAGATGCAATCGACAATGTATCTTTTGTAACACTAACAGATTCATTAGGGCAAGCGACCGCATTCAGAAAAGGGGCACAACTGTTGTCCAACTGGAAAGATGGCGAGGAAGACTTAGGTCCTGTGAAAGAATGGGGAGAGGATACAGTTCTAGTAATAGACTCTCTCACCCTTATGGGCGAAGCCGCTTTGCGTTCGGCTCTCGTCTTTAACAACAAGAAACCTACTGACCAAGCAAGTCAACCCGAATGGGGTACGGCTGCTCGTGATGTGCAGAATATCATCCAATATATAACAGGCGGAGAAGTGAAATGTAATGTTGTAGTGACTTCTCATATGCAGTACATGGAAGGTGATATGGGTACATCAAAAGCATACCCGACTTCAGTAGGTTCTAAACTGTCTACCAAGATTGGTAGATACTTTAACTGTGTCTGTCGTATTGATACACGTTCATCAAGCAAAGGCACCGAGAGAACACTTCGCACAACCTCAGATCATAAGATGGATTTGAAGGTGACTGCACCCGATCTTATCGAGGCGAGTGCTGAGTTAGATTTAAACAAATTGTTTGAAGCTATACAAAATAATGCGAAGTCTAAACTTAAAGCGAGCAATGTGAAAGGAGATAAATAATGTCTAATGTTGCAGACTTTCTAAGCATGACACCGAATGACACACCAGAAAGTGTTATGTTACCCGAGGGGAGTTACGAATTTACAGTCACTTCTTATAGGGCAGATCAAGTGGGTGAGAACTCAACTCCACTTGTTAGAGTTAACGTGAAAGCGAACTCCGTTATTGAATCAGATATTACTGATGCGGATTTGGCTAACACTGAGTCAACTCGTATGGAGTTCTGGGCAACCCCAGCATCTCTAAAAATAAATAATCCTGCAATAGGATTGAAAGCATTCTTAACAAATGCTTTAGACTTAGGTCATGTAGATGATCTACCTTACTCTGAATTGCTAGAGATGGCAATCGGTAAGAACTTTAAAGGCATGGTCAAGCACGAAATGACTGGCAGAAATAAGGATATCAAGGTCGCTTCGATCAAGAGAATCCTAGCCTAACTTCGGGGAGAGAGTATGAGCAACGTAACTACAGTTCTTAAACAGGTTAAACCGCAACTACCAAAAGGTGATTGTCGTATTGCTTTTGTGTTTGATTTTCCAACCACAGACGAGCAAAGATTGGACAGCATTATGGTAGGTTCCGCGGGTAAAATGTTTCACAGCTTATGTGAAATATCTGGTATAGATGTGGAGAACTGTTTGCTTACGCATGCTCTCGCTCAGAAGCCACCACAGGAGAACCCTTCCCACTTTTTCTATAATCGAAATGAATACAAAGCGATCTGTAAAAAAGGAGAGTGGAGATCGAAGTACCCTGTGAATGGCTTCGGTTTTTTAAAACAAGAGTTTGAACATAACATAGATACGTTATGTAAACAGCTTAACGAAGTGCAACCCAATGTCATTGTGGCAATGGGAAGTCTTGCGTTATGGGCGCTTACAGGACTGGATAAGGTCGGTACTTACCGAGGCACTATCCTACTTTCTAATCTACAAAAACTTACCCTTTCAACTAAGGTAATGCCAACCTACAGTCCTAGTGCCATCAATAGACAATATGAATTTAGACCTGTGGTTCTTGCGGATTTGCAAAAAGCAATTACAGAATCAGAGACTAAAGAACGAATCATAAAAGAAAGAGAGTTATGGATTGAACCAGAAATCAAAGACCTCGAGGATTTCGAGCAAAGATATATTAGAGAAAATAACGAAGATCAGCCACTCAGTTTCGACATTGAAACAGGCGGCGGTTTTATTACTTGTATTGGTTTCGCTCCAAGCGACACTGTCGCTATGGTTGTACCATTCAAGGACAAGCGAGACGTACTCGAAAATTATTGGACCAATGTTGCACATGAACAACAAGCTTGGGCTTGGGTAAAGAGGATACTCGAGAATGAAAAGATAACTAAGGTAGCACAGAATCAATTTTATGATGTGACTTGGTTAGCATACAAGCAGAAGATTAATGTGCGAGGTACGATACACGACACCATGCATTGCCAACATGCATTGCAACCCGAACAACCTAAAGCTTTAGGATACTTGGGTTCAATATATACAAACGAGGGTGCTTGGAAAACTATGGCTAAGTTTTCAAAGAGTACTAAAAGGGATGAATAGATGTAATGAAACGCGCCCCATATTTCTCGGAGTTACCGATACCAAACAATCTGGTGACAGTCGAGAGGGAGATAAGGTTGTGGAGAGCCGTAATAGATCAAGCGTTGTTGGATTTTTTATCAGACAGTACAGTTAGTGAGAACGTAGCTAACAAAGAACGAGCCAAGATTTGGTTGCGAGGTAAGACAGAAGACTTTTTAATAGTGTGTGACTACGCACAATTAAATGCAAAGGAAGCACGAGAAATGATATTTAATATTATAGGGGGTATTGATGAACTCTACAAGTAACAGAGCAACAACAGCTTACGCTACTCAAATAGGTGGGGATCATTATAAGAAGTTTAAGATACAACCCTCTGAGTTTGTTAACAAGAATAAGTTTATGTTCGCAGAAGGTAATGCGATTAAATACATTTGCAGGCACCAAGATAAAGGGGGCAAGCAAGATTTATTAAAAGCAAAACATTATATCGACATGATAATTGAAAGAGACTACGAGTAATATGGGAGACAAAAGCGATGGCAAAAATTATAAAGAATGTAGATATTCAAAATATCGAACTTGATGATGAGCAAACTCTTTGGACCTACTGCGCTTTAGACTGCGCTGTAACCCAAGAGATATGGCAGAAGATCAAGTTAAAACTAGACGACACTACTTCCAAGACATATCAATTTGAATTAGACAGTCTCAAGACTGCGATGGCTATGACCCTTAAGGGTTTACGTGTGGACACTGACCGTGTAAAGAACATGCGTGCCCCCCTTAAGGAACAGCGACTCAAGTTAGAGAGGATGCTTAACTTATTTTCCATGGCAGTGACAGGTAAGGATCTGAATCACGCATCACCAAAACAACTTCAAGATTTATTCTATGTGTACTTAGGCATACCTAGAATCATGTCC